TCCTTTATCTACTTCAGGTGCAGGAGCAGGTGCTACTGGAGCCGCTGTTTCTACTGCTGGTGCAGGTGCTACTGGAGCCGCCTCTGCTACTGCTGGTGCAGGTGCAGGTGCCGCCGTTGGTGCTACTGGAGCCGCCGCTTGTGCTGGAGCACTTGTGGCTGGTGTCGCTGTGCTTGGAACTTCTACGCCATATGGCTTGTAAAAGTTACCCCAACGCTCTGGATCATACAACTCACCATCTACTGATGCCGCAAACATTTCTGTAATTGCTTGGTATCCTTCTGCAGTTGGCTTTGCAGGCAAAAAGTCTGCTAAGTTGTGTAAACCATTTGTGTCTACTGCCGCAAGTTGTACTTCATCTAATGCACTCTCTTTACGAGCCCATTTTGATGTACTGTAGTCTGCGTATTGACCTTTGGTTGTTTTTGTGACTCTAAAGTCAGTACCTGCAACATAATCAGTTGGAATGTTTTCCATATCTGGATCCATAAGTGCTGATTTAATAATGTTGAAGATTTGTGGTGAAATCACAAAACGTCTAATTGGGTTTTCTGGTGATTCCTCGTTGAGAGGATTCTCAGTTACAAATCCTTGGAAAATGTATGAACGTTTTTTCCAATACTTTCTGCCCATATCTTCTAAAGATGCGTCTTTGAACCAAGGACGTACTTCAGTTAGTACTGGACACGAATCGCCGTACATTTCACCGCAAGGTACTTGTACTGTAACTGGTTTGTTTTCTCCACCTTTCACACCTGGGAAAGTCAAACGAATCATTTGACGTTCTACCCAAAAGAATGTGTTATCTGGATCTGAGTCTGGTAAGAATCTCAATACTGCTGAGGTACCTTCGTCAATATTCCAGTGTGGATAAATTGCGTTGTCGCTTTGTGAGTTATTTTTGGAACCGGGTTTGGTTTCCATTGATGAGAGCTTCGCTCTGATTTCTGCTAATGAGGCCATGATGTTTCTCCTGTAATTGCCATGTTTGCCATAGTCGTAATCATATGATTACTGGTTTATTATAATTGCCAAGATAGAATTTGTCAACCGTTTTTTTACATTGTTTCAAAAAAAACTTTGTTTGTGGAGTTAACTCCTTCTAACAGTTTTATTTATCAAAAAACCCGCATATAGCGGGTTTTATTTGGTTAGTTCTTTTAAAACAGTAACTTACAGGATATCTAATGATTCCATGAATGCTTCAAACTTAGCACTGTGATCTTCTGCTACTGCTTTAATTTGTGGTTGATTAGCACTTAGTAAACAACTCTTAATAGTTGCATACTCATGTTGATTAAGTCCTGCTCCACCACCAATCTTTTTACTGATGCCGTTCAAGTAAGTACCTAACATTGGATTAGTAGATGATTGACTCATTTGTGATACTTGGTGACTAAGTTTTGCCGCTGGTGAAATAAATTCAACACCGTCATCTTCTGACAACAAGTTCTTGAGGTTATCAAACTTTTCATTCTGTACTGCTAATGTAATACTTTCTTCAAACTGTGATCTTCTTGACATAGCACTTTTGATACTTGACATAGCATTTGCTACTCTGTCATCAAAATGTGTTTCTGTGAATTTTGCTTCTAAGTCAATATCATCTTCAAGTACTTCTATTTGACTTCTACCAATAACGCTCTCAGATGTATTTGCATAAGTTTTAGCACCTGCAAGTTTCTGTAATGTGTCATTGATACTGTTAATATTTTCAACAGCAATATTTACATACTCTTCGTTGGTTTCATTTACCAACCCGCCCTTCTTAACATAACGAACAAACTCTTTTAATGTTCTATGTTCAGCGGCCATTTCAGTAATGCTCTCACCTACTGTGTCATGCATTTCTCCGCCTTTCTGTATATGGCGTGCCATTGCTCTTGCGGCTTTCAAATTGTTTTCAGCCATTTTAAATCTTTCGTCACCACGTTGTATAAAGATGCTGTGGATATTTCTGCTTCTTGCTCCACGTACTTCTTCGTTAACTGCTTTCTTGTGTCTCACAACGATTTTGACATTATCAAGTCCTTGGTAACTGGTTTTAGTACTGCCAGTCATTGCACCAAATCCTTCTAATACATCTGCCATGTCTTTCTCCTGCTTTTGTGCGATATCAATCATCTCTGATTTAGGTTCTAATCTTCTATCAAACACTTTAAAGTCAAAGTTTTGTAAATTGTCAGTTGCTAAATCTTTTAACATAGTACGTAATTGCTCTGATTCTTCTGCTGTACTTGTAGCAAACTGAATTGTTTGATTAGGCTTGTCATAACGCACAATCATGTTAGGATCCGCTACTACAAATCGTGTTGCGTCCTGTGGATCAATTGTAATCTTGCCTTCGGCACTAAAACTTTTAACCTCAAGACCGAAGCCTTTCATAAGGTTAAAGATTTTTTCTCCTACTGCATCTGCGTTAACTGCCATTGCTGTTATCTCCTTTAGTACAACTATTTATCACTTATAGAAGATCTATTGGCATTGGTCCGTCCCATTCATCTTCATCGCTGTACTCTGATAGCACATCATTGGTGAGATTAGAGTTTACTCGTTCATACACTTCATCTTCAAATGTTGCTATATAATCAATCATACGTACTGCTAATACAAGACTCATTACAAGGTCATCGTGTTCGCCTACTTTAGCGGCAAAACTGTTACCTTTTGCAACAAAGTTTTTTAACTCTGACATTAGAGGTTTACTTTGAAGTGTAATTTTATCATGTTCAACTAAACGTTTTAGTGATAAACATGATTCTACTTTAGACTTGTGACTGGTATAAAAACCACGTCTGCCTTTCTTTCCTGATACTTTCTTTGGTTCGTGTAGCATTTCACCTGGGAAGTTTTCCTCACCTGTGTCTCTGATAACAACCAGTGCCGCTTCACCAACTGCATTGCTTTCAACACTCCAGTATATTTGTGCTACTTGTAATTCTTTTAGGTACTGTAGTATATCCATCATAGTACGCATTTGGCCTTCTACAGGTGTTTTATTATGTTGCCATTCTGCTACCTGTGTTAATGTTGGTAACTCTACAACTTGTATTCCAGCGGCATCGCCGCCTGTGCCTGTGCTTGGATCTAAACTAACTACATAAGTGCAATTAGGATGTGGATGTTTATACCAACGTACTTGACCCATTTGTCTTATAGGATCTTGTCCACGCAAATTAACAAGTTTTAACGGAGCAATCAGTGTTTCATCATATATAACAAACTCACATTGGTGTTCTCGTCTAAAACGTTCTTCACCAATACTTGCCCTTTCTTGTGCCGCCCATGCTTCATCTCTGTCTGGGTGTTGATCCCACACAGCCAAATATGGTTTAAAACCATTTACACCAAGGTGCGAATCATTACCATATTCATCAAATGTGTTGTTTGCACCAGCCCAAATCATTGCAAACTGATCGTCATCATTGTTTGGTGTGCTTGTTACAATTGCTTTACCACCTGTTGCAAGTGTAGGAGATAATGAAGTCCAAAACTCTTTAGCAATGGTATTACGCACAAACGCAAACTCATCACAGTAAACAAGTGTTAAGGACATACCACGTCCAGTTGTTTCAGTGGTTGTACTACTTAAAATACGACTACCATTATCAAAAGTTATACTGCCTTTGTTGTACTCGCTTACTCCTGCTCTGATGTGATCTGGTACATTCTCATACGCATATCTGATACGTTGCATAATTTCACTTGCACCTGCCGCCTTGTGAGCCGCAACAAGTATTGTACTGTCTGGTTGAAACATTGCATACCACAACAAGTAACCTGCGGCTACAGTGGTTTTACCCATCTGTCTGCCCAGCATGTTAATACTATAACGATAGTCGTTGTAATTTTTTATTAGTTCTAACTGGTAATCAAATGGTATAAACTTTATACCACCTCTGGTAGGATGCTGTATTTTCATAAACTCTGTCATGAAAAATAATGCACCAGATGACAAATCGCAACACTTCTGGAATTCTCTTAATTCATCAGGAGTGTAGTCAACTTTAGAATGTGCTGGTTTAACCAGACTGGAATCTGCTGTACCTCTTGCCATATTAGTTATTTATAGGATTTGAGACTTAGGAAAGAATGTTTTGGAGTTTAGCTCTTAGTGATTTAACAAGTTCTTCTTTGTCTGTGCTGTAAGAAACATCTTCATATTCCTTTGTACCACCGAAATAGCCGTCATCTTCTTCGCACTCTTCGTCACTGCATTCAGGGTCATCACAACGTGGACAATCTTCTTCTGCAACTTCGCTGTCTGCAACAACTTCAGGCTCTTCTTCCTTTTCAGGTTGAATTGGGTCTTGATCTGCATTCATACCACTTGGTAATGTTAATCCTGCAAGTTTTAATACTTTTGCAAGTTCTTGCATATCGTCTGCACTTGCTTCTATGCTTACTGAACCTTTATCAGTGTTCTTGTGCTGTTTGAATTCTACTGAACCTGTTACTTCTGGTTCTGCTGATACTTGTGGCATGCCAAAACTGTTGAAAGAAACTCCTTCCATAATGTTTAATAATTTTTTGTTAAGATCTCTTTCGTTCATCTTAGTTCCTTTTACTGCTCTGAGATATTACATCAACATGCTTTGACTGTTCTGCACCTTGTCCCATATTAGGAGTGTTCATTATAGTATCAAACATAGGTCTTAAATTATCGCCCATGATTTCATCTTTTGAAGGGTAACAACGGAAATAGTCTGCACCTTTCTCACTTTTAATTTTCTGTAACTCGTCTAAGAATTTTTTGTTAAAGTCTTCACCGAAGCCGTAATCTTTGAGATCGTCTTGCTGTGCTTCGTAATGCTCCATGCTCTCATCATTGAGTAAAGCATCTTCTTCTGATACTTGTCTATCCTCGTCTGCTTCAAGTCTTTCTGATTGCATATCTGCTTCAAGTCTACGTGGTTCGTTAACACCGTAGCATAATACACGTTCATGATCTAAGCCTAAGTTAATTGCTAACCATACTTCTAATATACGTGGATTGACAGGATACTTAAGAACTATGTCTGTTGCACAAACTTCTGTTACAAGTTTAATACCTTTAGCACGGACAAATTCCATTGGGTTTTCTTCGATTGGAGATCTTTTAAAAGGGGCCGCACTAACAAGATTATACTTTGACAAACACTGTTCAAGTGTAGTCATGTGCTCACTGCCACAGTCTGCCGCAAGTTTTACCCTGTAAGCATATTCTTTGTTAAAACTTTCTGATATAAATTCTTTAAATTGCATTGCAAAAATCTCCTGTTACAACTATTTATCTTTTTTATCAGATTTTCCTTCGCCTAAGATTTTTAATAGTTCGTTACGGTCAAAAACATTAGCCTGCGTAGGTATACCACCGGGTTCTTCACCTTTTGCCGCGGCTCTTTGATCTAAATTTGCCTTTTTAAGCATGAGATCAACTTGTTTTAACTTACGTGTTACCTTACTATCTTTGGCTTCAAGTGCAATTTTAAGCATGTTAGCGGCATTATTGAACACAGGGCCTGCGGCCATATCCGTCATATTCATGCCTAAACTCATTAATTGTTCATAACTTTCGATGGCTTGCTTTGCAATAGTGTCCATTTCGCTATCGTGTGCTTCCATACCTCTAACTTGCTGTAATGCACCATTAATCTTTTCTGATATGCTTAATGCTTCTTCCACAGATTGTATTGGTAACGAATCCTCAGTAGTTGCAGGAATATTATCGTTATCCATTTCATCCATGTGGGGTAGGTTAAATTCTTCTTCGAGTTTACGTGTCATAATACTATTTATGCATACTTAACTGCTGGTAAATGAATATATGATCTTAAAAGATCCTAATTTATTTTTGCCAATGTGGGAATAGTTTTAAGAAATAAAGAGCTAATGCTTGATGCTCGTTTTCATAAAAATGAGAATATTGCTGACCCCTTGCTTCATCCCAATCATTAATTTTCATATTGTTATCAGATAAGCATTGTAACGTATCAAAATAATCAAATGTACCAAATTGTGAAAGCGATGATACATAATCTGATGAAAAATTATTTACAAGACATAATTTTATGTTGTTAGTATTACAATAAGCAATAAGGCTAATAAGATAATTTATCCGGTCACTGAAAAAATTGTGATCCATGCTGGAATACAAGGCTTGTTTGACACGTTGGTACTTGTCGTTAGATAAACCATACGTGTGTGGTTCTTTAAATATGTGGCTGATCCAATCACTGCCAATATGCACTAAATGTCTATTGTCTATATCCTGGTTATCTGTCTCCGATACAACATCAACAAGAATATCTAATTCTTTATGGTAGTGTTCTAAATAATTTGTTGGAACTTTTGGACCTTCTGTTGTGTATGCATGACTGTTTAATCTATTATACAATGTAGCAACATCATGGTCAGATTTATCAACACCCCACATCAACACTCTATTCCATTCAGTAACGTGGAACATGCAATGTGTAATATCTTTATGTTGTTGTAACTTTGCTAATGTGGCAAACACTGTGGTTTTTAAATCGTACCCTGGCATGCCAATACAATAACTATTTGCATTATGTTTATCTGCAATTAATCTGCTCCAATGAACAAAATCTGGGTCGGGTTTGTTGTAATCGTCCGGTTGTTGAAGAGAATAAAATTCAGTACCAACTTGTGCAAAACTGTCGCCTGCTATAAGGAATGTCATAGCAGTATTTATTATTTACGTTTTTTAGAAATACGTTTCTTTGAGTTACGTTTTTTGTTGGTTTGAAATATTTGATCTTCGTTAACTACTTTGAATCTTATACCTTTACGTTGACACCATTCCTGTGCGGCTGTCCATTTAGCGGCATTCTGTGCTACTGCTAATTGTTGACCTCTGCCTTTGGCGTTTTCCATTGTAGTTTGATTAGAAGGTTTTATTTCTATGAGTTCTACATTAGTACTGCCGTTTCTATCGGTGTACTGTATCATAAAATCAGGTACATAATTTGCATACCTGTTTGTTAGTGGGTTCATGTAAGGAATTTTTACGTTTTCGCTGGCCCATTTGTGTATGTTAGGATGGCTATCACACATACGCATGAATGCTAACTCCCAACTGCTACGATAATAAGGTTTTTTGTTACCTACGTACTTAGTAGGGTTTTCTACAGTGTATTCACCTTGTGCGAATCTACTCATTTTTGTATTTGTGACTTAAATCTACTTTTGCTGTTAACAACAGGTGAAACTAATCCTATTTTGTTTCCTGCTGGTCGAAGTGTATTCATGACTTCATATGTATCAACTGTGAGTTTTAGTGCTTCATCACCAGTAGAAAAATAATCATGAGGACTAACACCTTCTGCTTGTGAAACTTGTATTAGTATTGATGCCATAGTTTTTGCTTTTGCATCAGCAAAACCTATCTTTTGTAGTCGTGTTGTGATTGTATCAAGTTCTACAGGATTAATGTGTCTTGTATCAGCAAGATTTTCTAATATATCAACACTTGCCTCAGGCAAAGGAAACTTAATAGTAGCATTTTCTAAATAAGCAACCAACGTGCCTTGGGTAACTTGATACTTTACTTCGTTACCAAATGTTGTGTATAAACTTGTGCTTGGCACTATTCACCACCTCCGTCGCTGTCGTTGAATCTTGTACCACGTTCTTGAACTGTTGCGTTTATAACTCTATTTTGTACTACTCTAAGTGTATTTTCTTTTACGTTACCGCCACTTATCAAAGAAGTTAATGCTGTATCAAGTATTTCTCCAAATATACCGCCCGGAGAATCATCTTCTGCTAAGTCTGCCGCGGATGGCATAAGTGCGGCACTGCCGTATGTAGCCAACAAATTAGGATCATCTCTGTTTAATGCAGTACTAACTACTTCGGCTGGAGGTGCTTCAGCGGCCTCTTGGCCTGTGCCATCATCAGACTCTGTCTCTGAGCCTTCTTCTTCTACTACTGGCGTACCAGCGTTTGCTTGTACAAATGCTGACCTCGGTCTACCTGATAATATAGGATCAAGATCTGTATTGCCTAACTGTGCAAATATTGTGTCTTTGGATTCTGCTTGTTTTTCAAACAACTCGCCTTTTAGTTGTATTCCTGTTTTGTCAAATCTTTCTAAATCTTGAGGTGACATGTCTTCATTGAATTTACTATATGTTGTAAATCGTTCGTAATCAAATGCTAAATCAAATCCCATTGCTTCACTTGACGCATAATCAATTGAGCTTGGTTTAAAACTTGATAACTTAGGATTATGTAAACTGTATTGTACTAATTTTTGTCCGTGGTATAAAACAATATCTATCCTTTCAAAAAAGTGAGGATCAATTTGTGCATTTATGCCTGCTCTATTACTGTCCCATAAACTACCAGCACCAAAACCATCGTCATTTACTTCAAATCCTCCACGTCGATCCACACTGCCTTCTATATCTCTGCTTGTACCATCCTGTTTATTTCTCGGATCCATGAAATGATATGCAAAGTATTTCATTAGTACAGTGAGCCATTCGTTGCCTATTGTATCAAACACAGTCATGCTAACAGGATTATAAGTTACACCTGTTTGTATAATTTTTTTCCTGTTGTATGAATTTTTTATTTCTGTTTGAAAGTCAACACTGGGTAGTTCTGCTGTTCTAACAAGACTACTAATGGTAGTACCAAACGCTTTATCTCCGCCTGGTCCTCCAGAGGGATCATCGATTAAGTTATTGAAAAGAGAACGGTTAAGAATAAAGTTTACATAGCCGTTGAATTGCTGACGAGGGGGGTTTACATCAGGCCTAAATCTGTATGCATTTTTAAAGTCTCTTAAAAAATAAGACCCGCCACCGTTATCAAATCCTAATAAGTCTAATATGCCTGACATGTATTGTAAACCTTAAAAAAATATTGAGGGCATTGACCCTCAATATTATTTATGCGTTATATTATGCGCCGGTACCAGTTGTGATTTCTGGAGTAGACTGAGGCATTGGGTTGCCGCCTTCTGTTCTACCGTTGATTGAGTTGTCACCATTATAATGTGTTGCATTATCGTAACGAATCTGCATAGTAATAGTAACTGGGTCTGTAGCCGCATAGTCACTTTCACTGTAATCAACGTTTGTTAAGAAACAGCCTTCCAAGAACCAAACTTCAGTTGCGCCGACATTCACACCATCAAGTATTTCGATATGCATATCGAACTTATAGTCTCCGCCTGCGGCTGGAGTTGTTTGTTGGTAGTGATTTAATTGTCGTTGTATCTGAGCACCTACTATGTTTGTTGTTTGGTTAGTGATATCATCACGTACCATCAACGTAACCTGTTCCCAACTGTGCTTACCTTGAATGTAAGAACGTGAGTTGTAACTATCAAGTATCACTTCTTCATAAGTAATCTTTGGACGTCCAACGCTCATTACATTTTGGGTCAATACAGTGGATTGTGGTTTACCTGCAAATCCGCCTAACATAGTTACACGGAATCGATATTTTAATTTAGGCATTAAAATACCGGAACCAGATGCACTGTTTCCTATAGGCACACCAAATTTGCTTTTGGTTTCAATTGTTTGTATATTTGCCATTGTTGTTCTCCTACGAACGTTTTAAAATAATAATACTAATTGTATCTTATGCTTTTATTTATCTGTTTTTGTGAATTTTAATTAACAACTATTATAATACAGCCATAAAAAAGGGCGATAAAAACCGCCCTTTAAAGTTATAACTGACTGTTATATTAACCAGTTTGACCCAATGTGTTTTGTACACGAATCGGAATGTAGATAAATTCAACTGATTTGACAGGCTGTATAGCAATGTCAACGTGCAATTCGTTTCTATCTATTCTTGCTGGTGTATTGTTTGATGTATCACAAACTGTTAAGAAGTCAAATAGACCTCGTTGTGTTACAAGGTTTCCAAGGAAACGATCAACTAATACTTTAGCATTCTGACGTGTTACTTCATCATTTGGTTCAAATAAGAATGGCTTAACGATATCGTCAAGTCTTTCTCTAATGTACACAACTAAACGTGCAACATTAACTCTGTCCAACGCACTTGCTGTTGGGTTAAGAGTCTTTTGACCAAATACTGCAAGGCCTCTTCCTGGGAAGTTGCCAATTGGGTTAATTTTGTTACTGTAAAGACTGTCTCTTTGACCTTCACTTAAACTAACTGCTGTCCACTTACCTGTTGTTGCATCAATGTAACCAACGCCGGAAGCATTTGAAACAAGACCTCTTTGGAAGCCTGCTGGTGCAAACCAAGGGAATGATACCTGGTCGTTATATGCAATAGTTCTTAAAGCAATATGTGAACCTGGTACTGCAACACTTGAACCGTCTAAGTTAGAAGCAAGACCATGTGGATAGTAAACACCCATGTAAGGTGAACTTGATAAAAGTCCCTCTTCGCCGTTTTCAAGAGCAACATTACTGTTGTTTGCCCACGCCGCTGTGCTGGATGAATCTGCCGCTAATCTAAATGGTGCGTCTGCAACAATAAATGCTGTTTCTTTACGATCTACATTTAAAGCAATCATTTCGTCTGCTAATTCAGGATAACCTGGAGAAGCAATTAGATTGAAACGATTTGTTTCATTTCTGATTTCTGTGTTAGTGCTGATAGCCGATTGTAAACCTTGTACAACTGCTCTTCTCTGTGCTTTACGCAACATATATGGAGAACCGTCTGCTTTTTGTCCACTGTAGTCTACCCATCTGTCACCAATAAGTGTTCCGCCTACTGTGTAAGCCACGTTCCACTGCTTAACGTTACCGCCACTTGCTCTCTTATTCCATGCTAAAATATTAGTTGGATATAAGTCGGCGTTTAGTGCGTCTCCGTCAATTGATGATGATGCTGATGCTCTAAAGTCACCAAACACAATACCTGCGTCACTTACTTGATCAGTGTTGTCAATTGCTACCCATAAAGCAGATGCTCTTTTGTACATCTTAGGATAGTTTTCTAAGTCACTGCTGTCAACCCAAATGTCGCCGTCTACTAATGCACTTGCGCCATCTGATTGTACTGTTGGCTCACTTGCCGCAACGTTAACATCATATGCCCAAGTAGCCCATGTGCCACCGTTGTTATATAAAATGTCAATGCTGTCATCTGATACAACACTGTCATACCATAATGTACCGTCAGTTAGTGTACCTGTGATTGCTGTTGCACTTGCTTCAAAACTTAAGGCTTCCCAGTTACTGTAAGGAGTATCTGCAACAAGATTTAAATCTGTTGGATCAAATCCACCTACATCACCTGCTTTAAGTTCAAGATCGTAACCTGCACTACTTGTGATAGTGATTTTACCTGCAACGTTAGCCACTGCAACTTTATCAGAGAATGTATCTGCCGCTACTGCTGTGCTTAATGCTGAGTTAAATCCTGCAACCATTTCGTCAACACTTAGGAATCCGTCTGTGTCTACGTCAAAGTTATGGAATGTTACTGCAATTTCACCTGAAGCACCATTAACGTCATCTCTGTCGTTAACAATTAACTTGACTGCTGTAGTACCGTTAGTATGAGCTGTAGCCGATGTTGCTGTATCACTTAATGCCGCTGTTGATTGAGCAGTAAGAGTTTGTGCGCCGTTGTGTCTTTTAATTGACACTGTAGCATCTGCACTTGAATAATCTACCCAAATGTCACCAGTTGATAATACTGGATAAGCCGCAAATGCTTGGTAAGAATGTTCTTTACCTTCGACTGTTTCTAACACCCACTGTCCTGTTGAACTGTTGTAAACTTTAACTACAACGTCTGTTCCACTGTTTGGCTTGTTAGTTTGTAAATATAAATCACCACTTGCTAATGCACCACCACCTGATTTAGTAGTAGGTACTGATGTATGAGGAGCAACTTGGAAATCTTTTGATCCACTTGCTGTGTCCCATGCTGTGGAACCAATGTGGTACCATGTGCCTGATAATTTATTATATAGTTTGATATCTGCAAGTGAGGCGCCTGCCGCATCTTGATAGACAACACAGTAATCGCCGTCAACACCAAATGCCGCTTTAGGCTCTGAGCCTGCTGTTACATCTGCTGGTGCAGGTTGCTTAACTGTTTGCTTGACCCATGCACTACCGTTGAACTGCTTTAGTCCCCAAACTGTTGATGCTGTGTCTAACCAATACGCTCCATTGTTAGGACGTGATGTAGGTGCTGAAGATCTTGCTTCTAATTCACCTAAGTCTACGTCTGCTCTTAAAACGTATGCTCTGTTGGCTAAGCCTAAGAAACTATAAGCGGCCATTAAACCATATTCGTTTAGTTCATGTCCGTGTAATTGAGTTCCACTGCTTGCCTTGAATGTTGGATTACCATAGTTAGTTAATAGTTCTCTCTGCGAAGTGATAAGTTTTACGTTACCTGCTTCTGCCGATGCCGTGAATGCCGCTGTACTACCTGCTGGAGCACTTTTATCTTGTGCTGTAGCGATAATAATAAGTGGAACTGTACCTGTTCCAGCCGCCGCATAAAAGGATTCGTCAGTGACACTAATGCTAACACCTGGTGATGTTAATTCTGCCATTTTATTTCTCCCATTTTAAATTTAAAATATATGGACAAGTATCTCTACTTGGCTACATGTATTTATGACATTTAGAAGATTTTATGGCGTTTTGAAAGGTATTGACTGATATTAGACGGTATTAGGTAGTATTATTTTTAGCAATATAACTAAATACAACGATTAAATAACTTTAAGTTCTCTGAACTCTCC